ATTGGATGTCATAGTTATAATATTTTAATGATGAATGGTAAAAAAGTTAAAGTAGCAACGATAGATACTATGTTAAGTTTTTATTTAGCATTTTTATATGCTAATAAAGATTATTACAAACAATTTACTGATAGAATACTTTGTATGTCAAAATTTCTTTTTGATGTTCAACAAAAAAATAGATTATCACAAAAAGGATTACTAAAGCGTTTTAGTATCACATGTTATGGACATCAAGAAACAGTAGAAGAAATCAAAGCAGAAAAAGCAAAAAAATATAAAGAATTTAAACAATCTAATAATAAAAAAATGTTTGAAGAATGGTTTTTTAATTATAAACCAGATGATATTAAAATACATAAACAAACAAATGAAACTACTAATAAAAAGAAAAAAACTAAAAGTAAAAGTAAAAAAACAGGATTTTTTAATCCATATAACAATAGTTCAAAAACTCGAAAAAATAAAAAAAATATTTACTAAATTTGCTGTGACTTTTGATTCATTGTACAGAAACCACCTTCACAATCATCGCCACTTTGCTCCCTTTTTTTATTTTGATAAAATTTAAAAATAAACATGCCAATAATGATTACTAATATGGCAACTCCAATGTAAATATACATTGTATAATCATTGCTTACTACACCATCAACGCTACCTATAACTTGGTTTAAATCAGGAACGTCTAAAGAAAATACCGAATCTGTTATGTCAATAGAATCCATTTATTAAATTATTATTTTACAAATAAATAATAATTTAAACTTATAAACAATAAGTTTCTAAAATTATACTAAATATTTCAAAAGTAATTTTTGTAATTATTTTAAAAATTAAATTATCCTTAAATTCTTTTGGAATATATTTTTTTAAATAAATAAATAGATAAAATGTATTTACTAATAAATATTCTAATAAAAGTTTTATATTATAAGTAAATTTATTAAAAATATTCCAGTCATTTACAAAACTACACATAGACGTATTGCTTTTTTTTATAAAAAAACTATGAACATCTAGTAATCCAGACAATATTCTATGAAAATTTGTTTTTTCATTTTTAATATTTAAAGCATATATAAATTTATCATAACCAAACAACTCCATATGTAAAATTTTCCTGTTATTCTGTTGCTTAAAAATATAAGCATTTATTCCATCAATATATTTTTTTTTATAAACCATATTATTATCGATTAAAAATGGAATATAACATGATTTAATTATTGTATTTATTATGTCATCTATATTTTTATAATTATATTTTACTATTTTTTTTCGTTTTTTAATATCATGATAACAAATAAATAATTTATTATTTAGTTTTGAACATATATCATGTGGAATTCTTTCTTGTAAAAGTATTTTAAGTGATTTTATAATGCTTAATGTGTGTTTTGCCTTAAATTCGTTATTTGCTATTTCATATAATTTAGGCATTAAATCGAGTGAGTCGATATAATATAATAATGCTACTACAGAACCTATGCTACACCCTGAAATTCTTTCTACTTTAATATAATTCCTTCTCTCCATTTCTTTTAAAAAATAAAGGGCGCCAACAAGATAACTTCCATTAAATGCTCCTCCATCTAAAACTAAATCCAAATGTTGTAACTTTTTTTTCTCTTCTGGTAAATTTTGTATTAATCTATTTACATATTCATCAATCATATAATAACTTATAAAATCAAATTAATTAATATAACGAAAAATTATATCTTCGTATTTTTCAAAAATCTATCCATAATATTATTACACCGACAGGAAAGCAGTAAGTAGTAAAATAACACAAACTTTTATAAAATTATACAAATCATAAATGCATTTTGTGTCATTTTACTACTTACTGCTTTCCTGTCGGTGAAATTTTTTTCACATTAGTTCTTGTTTTTATTTGACAACATCTTATCGAACCTAAATAATCAGTATAACTTAGCGTAATATATATTTAATTTATATTTAATTTATATTTAATTTAGATTTAAAAATATAAATTTATAAATAGCTATATGAAATACCCATTTATTGTGTTTTATAGACTAGATAAATTTTTAGATATTGATAAATTCTTCATTGAAAATAATGAACAACTTGATTGTACATTATATTTTACAAATAATAAAAATGACTTAAATAAATTATATGATTCTAATTTTCAAATTTTAGTTACATATGGTGATAAAGAAGAATATTACATAGATAATGTAATTTCAATTATATCAGAAAGAATGAGAGATAGATGGATACATTTTAATGAAATCAAAACAATAGAACAATTTAATTATGCCGTGAATTATTGTTTTATACATAATTGTACATTTAATAGAGAACATATTAGACCTGTTTTTTCAGTTTTTACACCAGCATATAATTCATATCATAAGATTGAGAGAGCATATAAAAGCCTTCTAAATCAAACATTTAAAGATTGGGAGTTTATTGTTATAGATGATTCTCCTGATGATAATCATTTTAATTTTTTAAGAAACCTATTTTCAAAGGATTCAAGGGTTAGACTTTTTAGAAAAAGTGAAAATAATGGCAACATAGGAAATTTAAAAAACGAAGCAGTTTCATTATGTAGAGGTAAATATTTACTAGAATTTGATCATGATGATGAAATATTACCGTTTGTACTACAAGATTCAGTAAATTGTTTTGATAATAATCCTAATATAGGATTTATATACATGGATTGTATTTGTTTATATGAAAATGGAGACAATTTTTCATATGGTGATTTTATATGTAAAGGTTATGGAAGTTATTATTGTCAGAAGTATAATGATAAATGGGTTTATGTTTATAATACCCCGAATGTTAATAATATTACACTAAGTCATTTGGTTTGTTGTCCAAATCATCCAAGAATTTGGAGAAAAACTGAGTTAATTAAAGCTGGGAACTATTCTGAATTTTTACCAATTTGTGATGATTATGAGATTATAATTCGAACAGCATTAAATACAAAGATAGCTAAAATACATAAATTTGGATATATACAATATATGAACAATAATAACAATAATTTTTCACTTATTAGAAATGGAGAGATAAATAGAATTGGTCCATATTTTATTAGTCCTATCTTCTTTGATAAATTTAAAATTAATGATAGTATGAAGGAATTAGATGCTTATGAAGATGAAAATTATATTCACAATTATAGTAAAATTTGGGAAAGAGAAGAACCTTATCAACATAAATACTGTAATATTATTATAAATAATGATTACATTAAACAATATTGTATTATTGGTATAGATAGTTTAATATATAATAAAGATAAAATCCGTGGTCTATATCTTGATTCTAAGAATGATTTTATACTATTAGATAATAAGTGTTCACTTGAATATTTACATATTTTACTTGATTTATATGATTTTTCTAGATTTAAATGTTATTCATTAATTGATAAGGGTGAAGACATATTAGTTAAATATTTTTTAATACAATATAAGTCTTGTAATAATTATGAAATTATAAATAATAATATAAAAAAAATAGATTATAATACAAAGTTTTACCAAAGACATGATGTAATTAATAGTGTAAGTAATCCTGAAGAAAAATATTTAGAGATTGGTGTAGAAAATGGTTATACTTTTAATAATGTTCATTTTCTTAATAAAACTGGTATTGACCCATCTCCTCATTTCTTTTCTGAAAATTTAATAATAAAGACATCTGATGATTATTTTTCAAATTCAAATGATAAATTTGACATTATTTTTATTGATGGCATGCATCAAACAGAATTTGTTTTAAGAGATTTTAATAATTCTTTAGAAAATCTTAATAGCGATGGTAAAGTTTTATTGGATGATATATTACCAATACATTTTGATGAACAACTAAAAATACCAATCAAAAATTCTTATGAAAATGGAATATTAAAAACAAATGTGCCTTGGACAGGAGATGTATGGAAATTTGTTTATCATATTTTATTAAATTATAAAAAATATGTATCATTTAGTTATTTTAGTAATATTAACTATAGAGGAGTAGGAGTTTTCAAAATAAATGAAAAATTTTGTATACCTGATAATGAAATAGATATAATAAATAATTACAATTATATCACTGATTTTGAGAATTATTTAGATACTCTTAAGTATGATGTAGAATAGCACCTTTTAGAAAAAATATTAGTCCCATTTTATACGCCTTCAAGAGTGTAAATAATATATATTATTGACTAATTTTATTGGTTTATTTAAATTATTCATAGTAATATTATTACTTTTTATAGTATTATCATAAGTATTATTATTTTTTATTGTATTATTATTATTATTATTATTATTATTACTATTATTATTATTATTATTATTTATAGTTTTAGGTTGTTTATTTATTTGAAAAACGGCAGATTTCATAATTATTTTTATATTATTTTTTTAAATAATTTATTAAAGAACTAATATTAATGATTAAATATAATGGAATTAATTTTAAATGAATTAAATATATGTGATGAACCAAATTTGTGTTTAAATATGATTGTCAAAGATGAATCACATATAATTGTTGATACCTTAAAAAAATTATTAAATAAAATTAAATTTGATTATTGGGTAATTTCAGATACTGGTTCAACTGATAATACAAAAGAATTAATCGTTGATTTTTTTAAAAAACATAATATAAAAGGTGAATTATTTGAAGATAAATGGGAGGATTTTGGTTATAATCGCTCAAAGGCATTAGAACATGCTTATAATAAAAGTAAATATGTTTTAATTTTTGATGCTGATGATGAAATTATTGGCGACTTTGTTCTTCCTGAATTAATAAAGGACTCTTATTTTTTTCAATTTGGAAGCGAACAAGGAACTAGTTATGTTAGGATACAAATCGTTAATAATAAAAAAAAATGGAAGTATGTTGGGGTTCTTCATGAAATAATTACATGTATTGAATACACCAATAGTAGTGAAACTATAACTGGTAATTATTATACTATATCAGGAAGAACAAGTAGTAGAAATAGAGATGAAAATAAATATTTAAAAGACGCATTAATATTAGAAAAAGCCTATGAAGAATGTATTAAGTCAAACGATAGTTTGTATCATAGATATGGTTTTTATTGCGCAAATAGTTACTTTGATTCAGGAAAATGGGAAAATGCAATTAAATGGTATAAAACAACTCTTAATAATGACAACTGGTCGCAAGAAAAATATATGTGTTGTTTGAGATTATTTCAATGTTATAATAATTTAAAAAATACTGAAACTGGAATTTTCTACTTAATAAAATCATTTGAATATGATAAAGAACGAGTAGAATGTCTCTATGAATTGGTTGTTCATTATTGTTTAAAAAACTTAAATGACGTTGCCTATGGATTTTATACAATTGTAAAAGATTTTTTTAATAATAAATACATATCTGTAGGAGTAGGCGACAAATTATTTTTAGACTTAAGCAAACCTAATTTTTACCTACCATACTATATGATTTTAGTTGCAGATAAAATGAAAGATAATGATACTATTATTAAAATGTACAAAATAGTATTTACAAAAAAATATATTGAAACTAATACATTTTTTGTTGGAAATTTGTTATATAATTTACAATTTTTTATTGAATCTGTTAAAAATGATCAAGAATTTTTAAATCTATTTAATGATTATATAGTTTTTTTGAAAAGCATAAACTATCCAGTCTATAGTCATGAATTTATGAAATTATTCGAAAATTATGGTATTAAAGTAAATGAGGAGAGTAAAAATGAATTCTCTCAGGAAGAGTGTATTGAAAGTAATAATATTTTAGTCTACACTGGGTTTTCAAATTATCCTTGGAATTATACATATAGTTTAAAAAATGCTTTAGGTGGTTCTGAATCTGCTGTTATTAATCTTACAAAAACTTTACCTAATAATTATAAAATTTATATAGCTGGTGATGTTGCCGAAGAAAAAGTAGATGATAATATTACATTTTGTAACTTAAATTCATTAAGGACCTTGGCTAAAACTATTCCTTTCCATACATTAATTGTATCCAGATATATTGGTTTTTATGAAATATTTCCAGAAGTATCATTTTATCAATCATTTATTTGGGGTCATGATATAATATTATTTCCTTATGGTTGTCCTTTGGATGCGAATTCTATACTAAAAAAATGGAATAAAAAAATAAATAAATGTATATGTCAAACGGAATGGCACAAAAATCGTTTCTTAGATTTATATCCTGAATTAAACAATAAAATTATTACTATTAACAATGGTATTTCTGTTGATAAGTTTATATTTAAAACAAATAAAATATCAAATAAATTTGTATATACATCTTGCTCAGAAAGAGGTCTAGATAGATTACTTGAATTATGGCCACAAATTATTCAAAATTTACCTGATGCTCAATTATTTATTTCTTCATACAATAAATTTCCAAGTAATGATTATGAAAAGAACCTAGATGAAATTATTAAGAAACATGATTCTATCACCCATTTAGGCTGCCTTAATAAGGATGATTTATATAAATTAATGTCAACATCTGAATATTGGTTATATCCAACTAATTTTGATGAAACATCATGTATAACATCGATGGAAATGTTAATGTCTGAAGTTATATGTATATATTATTCTCGTGGTGGATTAGTTAACACATTAGGTGATTATGGTATACCCGTGGAAAGAGGAAACGAAGTAGATACTATTCTTAATCTATCAAATAAAGAAAAAATTTATATTAGAAAACGTGGAAAAGAGTACGCTTTATCGTGTAGTTGGGGAAATAGATGTAATCAATGGTGTAATGTTATTTTTAATCAAAATAATATAGTAGAAATCCAAAGTCCTAAAGAAACAATCACTGGAAAAATAAATACCGAATTTCATCAAGAAATAATCACTGAAAACACTGAAGGTGCTGAAAAATATATTATTAAAATTATAAATCTTAAACATAGAACTGATAGACGTAATAAAATGACAAAAAAATTAAATGCTGAAAATATATATAACTATGAGTTTTTTGAAGCAATAAATGGTAAAAATCTAAATCCTACAAATGAAATGATTAGTTTATTCGAGAGAAATGATTTTGGATATAAAAAGGGTGTACTCGGATGTGCATTAAGTCATTTATATTTGTGGAAACAATTAATAGATGATAATTATAATAATTTTTATGTTATTCTTGAAGATGATATTGAACTATGTAAAAATTTTAAATTATACTTAAACATTACTAGTAAATTATTTATTGAACAAAATTTAGAACATTTAGCTCTAGGTGAATATTTTTCAAATAAAGAATTTCCAACAGATAATTCAATATTAGAAATATATACAAAAAATTTATATAATGAGTGGAATGTCACATTTGCGTATATTATAAGCAAATCAGCTGCTAAAAAAGCAATCGATTATATTAATAACTGTTCTATTAAATGTGCATTTGATAATCCACAAGCATTTGGATATATATTAAATTACAGTGGTTTAAATTATAAATTAGTAAATTGTGAAGTAGTTAATGAAAATGGTAGTGATATCCAATCTAATTATACTGATAATTATTTGTATTTTATACCACCTATTAATAATAGAAAAGAATTAACTATTTCTTTTTGTGATTGGTGGTATGGTGAATACTGTGGTGGTATATTTGATGTTAACGATAATTTTTTTACTAATTTACTAACAAATTATGGTAATAATTGTATAATTAGTCATGTTCAACCTGACCAAAAACCAGATATATTGTTTTATAGTATTTTTGGAAATTCACACGAACAATTATACGCAAAAAGAAAAATATTTTTTTCTGGAGAACCTTATCCACAAAGAGAAAATGCAGATTTTAATTTAACATTTGATAAAAATTCTTTAAAAAATACAAGAGTTCCATTATGGTTATGTTATATGAGTAATAATGATATACATTATTTAAATACAAGAAAATTCGATGAAAATAATTTAAAAGAAAAAACAGGTTTTTGTTCATTTATAGCAACTGGTCCAGGTATTGAAAATAATAGAAAAGAATTTATTGATAATCTTACAAAATATAAAGTAGTTGATTGTGGTGGTCAATATTTAAATAATATTGGATATAATGTTCCTCTTGGTATAAATTGCTCAGGTAAAATTGAACACAATAGAAAATATAAGTTTGCTATGGCATTTGAAAGCAAATCATATCCAGGATATGTAACAGAAAAAATTTGTGATATATTTAAGTCTAATGCTATTCCTATTTATTGGGGAACAAATGATGTTGTAAAAGATTTCAATCCAAATTCATTTATAAATTCTAACGATTTTTCAAATTTTGATCAATTAACTGAATACATTATTACAGTGGATAATGATGATCAAATATATTTAAATTATTTTAAAGAGCCTGTATTTTCCAAGCAATGGATAGATATTTTTAATGATAATAATAAATGTTTTTATAAGAATATTGCTGATAACATAATAAAAAATGGTGATCATCTATTTGATTCTTTTGTTGAAAATTATAAGAAAAAAGAATTTAAAATAAAAAAATCAATTAATATATTTAATATATGGCATAATAAATTATTTGATAAGTGTTATGAAGATCTTGATGATTATTCATTGAGTAAAATTAATATGTTTGATGTTAATCCATCATATGAAAAAATATATAATAAAGATAAAAAATATAAGATTATAAAAGAATATGAACTACAAATTTATGATAACATATTACAAGCAACTAATTACTGCCAAACATCTTGTTTATATCATGTATATATTAATCGACAAATTGAAAACTTTGATTTCTTTTACGACAATGATTATATAGGATTTATACAATATGATATGGAACTAGCAAGTAACTTTATTTATGACATTGAAGAAAAAATTAATTCAACAGAAAATAATGTGTTTTTTTATAGTTTAATTGCTGATGATAAATTAGAAAGAAATTTTATATTAAAACCCTATAATAATTCTATTCTAGAGAAATATAATAATCACTTCAATACTAACCATACTTATGAGTCAATAAAGAATCACGAAAAATCAAAGTATTTTATTTGTCTTCATACATTTGTCATTCCAACTATAACATATATGAAAATGATGAATTGGTATTGTTCAATATCTGATTGGTTACATATTAATTACATTAATGGAATCTATAATGAAAGTATGTCTGAGGTTACAGAAGAAATATTTGGATTATTTTTACTATTAGAAATCATTGAAAATAAAAATATACAATTAGAAGAATTAAAATTAAAACATAATTGGCCTAATTTACATAATGAAACATCATTTAATAACTATAAAGAAAATTCTAATTATTTTCCATTAAACACTATTATTAATAATAATTTAACAGATAAAAATTCATATCATAGCTATATAGATGTATATGAAAAATTATTTAAAAAAAACCAGCTTACTACAAAAAATGTGCTTGAAATAGGAATTGAAAGAGGAGGGTCATTAAAATTATGGAACGATTATTTTGTAAATGCAACTATTTATGGTTTAGATATTAATGAAGCACCATTATTTTTATCAAGCTATAAAAGAATTAAAACAATTAAATGTGATGCTTATAGTTCAGAATCAGTAGATTATTTTATTAAGAATAATATTAAATTTGATATAATTATTGATGATGGTCCACATACACTTGAAAGTATGATATATGTTATTGAAAAATATACAAAATTGTTAAATTCAAATGGTATATTGATTATTGAAGATGTTGAAAAAATAGAATGGTGTGATAAATTATATGAAACTGTTCCTAGTAGTTTAAGACAATTTTCTTATCATAATGATAGAAGACATATAAAAGGAACATTAGACGATATATTATTTATTATTGAAAATAAAAATACAAACGAAAATAATAAAAGTGAAATAGATAAAATAAATACAAATCTTGATGATTTATGGATAATATACGCATTTCCTGGTCATAATTATAAAGTTATCGAAGATTATATAAATAATCTAACTAAAAGATTTAATATTTTTTATACACAAGATATCGAATATGTTTTAGGCATTAATCCTAAAAAGATAAGTTATTTGATGAATATAATAGATACAAGAATACTTGATAAATTTAAAAATACTCGTGTTGAACTTAGTTTTTTAAATACAGAACCATTAACTATCCAACATAATTTGGATTTAGTAAAATTAATTGTCAATAAATATCCTTACTTAAAAATATATGATTATAGTTCTTCAAATTTACAAATAATTTTTAATAATAATATGTATGCTGAAGTTATTGAATACACTTATGATAAAGATGAAAATAATATTTTAATAGAGTTAAACAATAATACAGCAAAATTATATGATTTTGGAATAATTACATATGGGAATACTCAAACTAACACAGTTGAAAATAGTTTATTTCACAAAAAGAAAGAAGTTGTTTTACATCTTATTAGAAATGGATTTAAGATACACATTATTTCTGGATGGGGTAATGAAAGAGATAAAGAATTAGCTAAGTGTAAAGTAATTTTAAATATTCATTCTATACTACAAAATAATGGTGAAGTATATCATAGTAAAACTTTTGAAAATATTAGATGTAACAGATTATTAGATGCTGGATTTAAAATATTATCAGAAGATTCTATTGATTGTAATCAATTTATAAAAAAATATTCAAATTTAAAATTTATAAATTACGATGATTTTAAAAATATTGAATATTCTGATGATTTTTGGGATAAAATTCATAGTAATATAATTAAAAAATATTGTTTTATTCACAGCTATAATATAGAAAATATTGGCACATATCGTTTAGAAAAATTAATAAATAAAATAAATAATTCTGGTTGTGTGAATATATTTGAAAAAATTTATATTAATAATATTGGTATACCAATTAATAATATATATGGTGAAAAATTTGAAGTATTAAATTTTTCAGAAAACACAGAATTATTTGAAATACCTACTATAAATTTAATTAAAACTTTTACTCAAAAGAAATCTAATAATTATGTTTTATATTTATCTACTAAAGATATTTGTTATTCAAATGAAGATGATAAAGAAAACAATTGGATAGATTATATGTTATATTTTTTAGTTGAGCAACATAAAATGTGTATTTCAATATTAGATAATAATTATGATGTGGTTGGTTGTAATTATAGTAATGATTTAGATAAAGAATGCTTTAAATTTACTAATCCATACCCTCCACTTCATTATAATGGTAATTTTTGGTGGGCTAATACTAATTACTTAAGAACATTACCAAAATTATCTACGAGTTTAATTGAAAAAAATTCCCCAGAATTTTGGTTGTTCAAAAATAATCCTAATTTTTATAATTTACACTCTTCAAATATTAATCATTATTTAAGCGAATATCCACGACATTTATATGTTAGCAAATCTTCAAAGATGTAAACAATTATTATAATAATTTTATTCTATAAAAATTATTATAAATTATTTTTTAACTATGACAGCCGTTTTACCATTATTAGTATTAATAAATTCATATTGTAAATTTCTAGTTGTAAAAAATTCATTTGTTGCTAATCTTTGTCCCTCCCAATGATAATAATCATCAAAAATTATTAAACCCCCTAACACAACATTATCATATAATTTTTCAAGCTCAAACTTACTTGATTCATACCAATCAGTGTCTAATCTTAATATTGCTATTTTATCAGGTATATTTTCTTTACTTTTTAATGTTTCCATGACATCTCCTACTATATAATGTAGTTTATTTTCTGGATATCCTAATAATTTTAATCTATTTTTAACAACATCCAAGCTAGCATAACACCAGCCATTTATATTTTTGTCTATAATTTGTGATTCCCACCTTTTACGAACTTCATAATTATCACATTTATCTAAAACTGCTATATCAGTTGTATAGTCATTTTCTCCTGGTTCTGTTAATCCTGTAAATGTATCGTATAAATATAATTCCCGGTGTATATTATTTTTAATTAATTCTTTTATCCATCTTTCTTGAAAATCTCCTGAATAAACCCCACATTCAACTATAGATCCATCAATATTATTTTCTAAAATATACTTTATTGAATTTTCTCCGTCAATAAATTTATCAACTCTAGTAACTATTTTATTCTTATTAATAACAAAAACTATATCATCGTATCTATTTTTATTTTTTCTTAGATCATACACCTCTATATAGTTTACTAAATCTGCTGGAACAACTTTTTTAAGTTCATCAATCCAATCTATAGATTGGACATCTTCAATTATTAAGATACCATCTTCTGTCATAATTTGACTATATAATTTTATAAATTGTATCATACTTTCTAATGTATGAGGACCATCATCTAACATCATATCAAATTTAATATTCTTATTTAAAAATAATTCTGTAAAATTTACTTCATCGTATGCATCAGTTGAAGTAAAAAGTTTTATTCTATCTTTATTTTTAATTTCATTCCAAACATCTTTTATATGTTGAATATCTAAAGCATATACATTTGCGTTTATAAAATAATCATGCCATAATTTAATACTACCACCATTATCTCCGGGATATCCAATACCAACTTCTAAAATATTTTTTGCTGTATTTTTTTTTGAAGATAATAAATTTTGATATAGATCCAAATAAGAGTGAGTTGTATTTTTATCTGTTTTTACATTATTAACTAATTGTTTCATTGTTTGTTCATAATTATCTCCTTCAATAATGTAATTTTTTTTAATTACTTCAGGAAATTTTATATTGTACATATCAATGAAAATATTATTTAAAGCATTATTTCTAACATATAAATAATAACTAAATGTTGATCCTTGTCGTATATTGAAATTCCAATTACCAATAAAATTATTATTACATTTTTCTCCAATCAATAAATCTATTATTGCATGTTTTTCTCTACCATCAAATATATTTTTTTTTGTTATGTAAAATTCATAACCATTGTCTTTTAAGAAATTTATTACATTATTACTTAAATCATATGATAAAACAAATATTATATCATCTTTTAAAAAATTGTTTTTTATTAATTCAATATATTTATTTTGTAAATTAATGTCATAATCTTCTTGATTCATTTTATTATGAGTCAACATATGTCCTGTCATATCTTTTTCTACACGTAAATGTATTACATTTATTTTTCTATCATTTAAATTTATAAGTGGCAAATGAGTGTATTCATTATTTGAATCTATTAATAAAGCATTATTACTATAATTTATAAATCTATTAATAAATTTTATTTTTTTTAACAAATAATTAAATACTTCTTGATTCTCAGTATAACATTTATCTATTTGGGACCAATTTAAAATATTTTCAGGCGTTTGTAAATTTATTATTATATCATTATGAATATATTCTGAATATTCTTCTGTCATATGTGTATCATTTAATTTATAATTAATAACAAGTTTTTTTGCTTCTCCTGGATAAGGATCGCCTTTTATATCATTTAATATTGTTTCAATAGGTATTTGTAATTTATTATTTACATAGTATTTTCTTAAAATTTCCTCTGTAATATTAATTGTTTTATCATTTAATCCATATGTAATACTTTCAATATTAAAATTTAATGTATTTCTATCAAAAACTATAATATCATATTTATTTAATAAAATATTTAAATAATGAATATCTAATATGTCACTTATTCTACAAAATTTTTCTGTCATTGGTTCTAATCTAAAATTATTCAAAACTAAATATCTCTTATTATTATTAATACAATATATAATACCATATATTATAAAATATATTTGGTTTGTTAATCCTGTACCATTCCAGCTCGGTTCTAAAAAATATATATTTGACATTTTAATTATTCTTTAATTTTATTTTTAAATAAGAAATATTAATTATTCTTTAATTTTATTTTTAAATAAGAAATATTAATTATAATTACACCTTTGGACATTTAAAACGCCGACTTGGACAAATTAAAAAAACAAAAGTATAATGGTGAATTTCACACCTTACCATACTTATCTTCCTAAAAGGAGTGTCGTAGGTATTTATTCTTTTTGTTCCCTAAAACATTTTGGTCTTCTTTTTCCTTGTTTTTCACATTGTAAAAGAAGTAAAATATTTTTGGAAGCATTAATATCTCTATCCATACAACATAATTTACACTCGTTGGAACTACAACGGATTACGCTATGGTATTGAGACATTCTCGCTTTTCCCTTAACTTCAGTCGCCTTTGGCTTACATAATTTCTTGTTTTTATAAAGAGTTATTCTTTCAAAACATTTATGACAGGTTTTACTTGTTCCCCATTCATCTATATCCACAATATCACAAAATCGTTTCAACTCTTTCTTTAATTTTAGAATAGGAGTTGTAGGGTGATTTTTTACTAATCCGTGTTGTTGTGAATAATCACCAAAACCTATTAAGGACTTTTTATCTTTTGTGATATTTCTACATATTTTTTCTAATGTTGCTTTCCCTCTACAATAAGAAGTAAAGTTTAATCCTCTAAAATTCTTAATACAATGGAATTGAAAAAATGTATCTATATTTGGTAAGACATATTCAAAATAACTTGACATATTTTTTGTATTACTTACTTTGAAACTTGGAATACTTTTCCATAAAGCATAATGGTCCCATTCCTTATACCAAGTTTCCCTTTTCTTACAAGCATAAATCATTTTGCTTTTATGTCTATATTCTTTTGTGGAACATTGTAATATTTCATTATTTTCATTACAAGATGTAAATAACGCACGACACCCAGGGTCTATCCCTACATATTGTTCGTAATCAATATTTTTTATTTCTTTTGTTTTCACTTCTTTTGCCTTTGGTTTATCCATTGTAATCACCCCACATTTTCCATCAGTAAAAATAGTGTAGTGAAATTTCTTATGTTTTGTTTCATATTTTTCAATGTTAAACAAGTTTAACCAGTATTCTCGTTTCTTTTCATCAAAGTCTTTACTATTTTGTTCTTTGGTTAAATAAGAAATAATATCATTAAGAGCAGTAGAACATATTTGGATATTGTCCATTGTAAATGAGCTTTTATTTGGTAATAAACTAAATACTCTTACTCCTTTTGTATTTTTATATTTCTCAAATTCCTTCAATATCTTATGATATATTTTGATGAAGTGTGAAGAATGTTTAACGATATTAGTTTCAGTAGGAATATATTTTAACCATTGTTTCATAGAAAGAATAAAATAATTTTTTCCATTATACTTTTCATCATAAATATCCTTACACCATTTATAAATAATGTTTTTTCTTGTTTCACCAGTTCTTAATTCTAAATATTTAGAAAAACGCTTATAAAAATTAAGTTTCAAATGGTTCTTCGTCATAGTAAATTGTTGTTTATTCAAATTATTTATCAACGCACCCATTTTATCTCTAAAAGGTAATTCTTTGAGTAAATGAGAAAATTGTGAAAAGGATTTATACATTTCATCTTCCTTATCAATATTTGATTTTCTGTTTTTCATTATAGAAACATAACAACAAGCATTATAAAAAAGATTTCCTGTAAGTTCAGGTAATTCCTTATTATCTTCTAATAATCTTGTAAAATGAAAATTTAACAACTTATATGATAAGAAACTTATTTTATTGATATTATAAACTATTTCTTGTATTCCTTGTTTCAAATAATTATTTTTACATAAACTATTCCAAGACATTTTGATACAGACAAAATCCGTATCTTTATTTGCTTCAATTCTTTTGGAAACATCACTCCTCTTCTTTTTAACTTTGGGAAGTTCCATTTATACATATAGTAAAGAAAATAATTTTAAGTAATTTTTTATAAATAATTAATTATTCCTAAATATTTTGACTTTCTAATTTTTCTTTTTCTGTTTTTTCTTTTCTTTTTTGATATGCTATTTTATTATATTCTTTTCGTTTATCGCACGATACTATGGGTTTATAGTTATTTTGTTTATTATAATTTTTAACTCGTTCAATTATTTTATCTTTGTTATTTTCATAATATTTTTTGGAGTTACTTTGATATGTATTTAATTTATGTTTTGTTTCATTCAATTCATTTTCGGTTAATAAAAGTTTTTCTTTTAATTTAGCTATTTCACAATTTAACTCCTTAATAAGTTCTTCGCTATTCATTAAGGTATTATTATAAATTATTTTTATATAATTTTAACTATATAAAAATCGGCGTTTTAAATGTCCAAAGGTGTAAAAAATAAATTTAAAGAATAATATAAACTTTTTATTAAATTATATTATTTTTCTGTTGAAAAAAAGAACACTTGAAATAATCTTCCATTTTCTTTAGAATCACCAAAATAATCCATTGACATATGAAATCTATTTGAATTAAATAAAATTAAACGATTAAATACATTACCTACTTGATCTACTTTTTGCCATTTTGTTAAATCTTGACTAAACTTATCTATTTCTTCTTTATTATTTAAAATTTCCATATCTCTTTTACACGTTGTCCCATCATTAAAATTATAAAATGATGTTCCCGATGTTACAGGAGCATTTGGCGTTAAATATAAAACACCAGCCCAATTATTATATCCGTCGATATGAACCCATGATCTATCTCTACTAGTTGTATATTGAAAAGAACCATTATAAATAGTAGCTGCATCTGAATCATCGTCTTTTGGAATTGGAAAATCTATTATTTTTCCACCAAAAGGTTCAATATATTCTTGAATAATATCTTTTAATTGATTATTAGCATAAGAAATTGTACGCTGACCAGGATAATTACCTCTTACTAAAAAATCCTGTGTCAAAACAAAATTTCTAGTATCATATGGATTACTATAAAAATTATCTATTACAATTAACCCACATGATGGACCCCGTATTTGAATATCCTCAAATAATTTTTTATATTTATTTTGGGTTTCTATTTTTTTTATTATTGATTCATTAACTTTTGATAATTCTATAGATTTTATTTTTTTTAAAGTATTAATAAAAAAATTATCTAATTCTACATCATCATGTTTTATTTTTGTTATAATTGGTATATACATAATATCTCCTTTTGCATACTTACAATTATCGGGAATATTAATCTTATATTCATGGCATTCATAATTAATACATTTTATATCATTAAAATATTCATTTGAATCTTTTGTTAAATAAAATGAAATTCTAGCTCCAAGTTTTGTATGATTTTTTAATATTTTATATATAAAATCAAAAGCTCTATTATTATGGTTCATATTATCCAATATATAATCGTCAAAATAAATACAATCATATTTATCAATTGTTTCTAACACATCTTCCCACCTACCTTTTATAATATTTACTATTAATTCTGGTCTTAAACTTATTTGATTCTTTTTAAACTCTTCAAATTTGTTCCATACTATAGGAGTACATTCAATAACATTATATTCTAATACATTTTTAAAACTACATATTTTTGTTGCACTATAACCAAAACCAAATCCTATTTCTAACACTTTTCCAAAAGGATTTAAAAATTCTATTGATCTTTCCATATAAGGCTTTTCCCATTCCATCATTACTTGATGAATTTCATCTTCATCGCATAATATATCTTTACCATATTTATCTTTTTTATAAACTAATCTCATTTAATTAATTTAGTTCGTTTCCTTTTAAATATTTATATTGTATAGTATATTGTATAGTATATTTATGGAAGATATTCAATATCATTTTAATCAATTACTTACAAATTCTATTCAAAATGATATTAGTTTACATGACCCAATTAAAAACCGTATAAATATTTATATTTTACAAAAAAAATGTTATCATGTTATTTGGAATTTATTGCATTCATTTTCTGTTTTATTTCCTGAAAATCCGACTGATTTACAAAAAGAAAATACTAAATTATTATTACGTAATATAAAAACGCATATTCCATTTTGTGCAATTTGTTCAAGTCAATATTACGATAATTTTATTGAAACATCTGATTTAGAAAGCGTTGTTAATAATAAATCAGAACTAATAAAACTTTTAATTGAATATCATAAATTTGTAAATATTAATTTTGCTAAAAATAAAAACTATGATGAAACAATATACACTATTGATTTTATTTATAATAAATATAGTAATGGATTATATGAAAAATATTTACGAGAAAAATATAATATTTCTTTATTGGATATAATAAATTGTAGTAATAATTTTAATAATTATTTAAAAGAACAAATCTCTAATATGCGAATACAAATTATTCAAGAAATAAACAAATTAGAATATGAAGTAGAACTTAAATTTAATATAAAATAATACAATGTTAGTTAATTTATTATTTTATAACAAAATATATTTTAAATTTTATTATGGATTATGATTTGATGCATCAAAAATAGGTATACCAAAACCATATGGACCTGCATAACCATACACTGAATGAATAGCATTTAAATACGCGGCGCTTGCTACAAATGTGAATTTACCATTTAAATAAGAATTTACTACAGGACTACTAGGGTAAACCCAAAACCATTCAATATATGCGTCTTCAGTTATAGGAGATGGACCACCAGTTATCACACAATAATATCTTTCTATCGAACATACGTTTAATGGAGTATTTTGGCTCTGGCAAACTCTAGCAGCTCCATGAGCAGCAATAGTATTTGTACATGAAATCGCTGGTATAGATGTATTACAATTTCTTAATTCAAATTCATAACTATTAATGTCACATACTGCTCTACCTGCAGCAACAGTAAAACAGCTTACAGGATCACTGAATGCTATTGAGTAACCTAGTAATATAGGACCTGCTGGAGGTATGCCAATATCGGTAAAATCTGGAATACCTTGTTGATTAATATAATAGGGAATAACTGGTCCAGTAGCTCCTTGTGGTCCAGTAGCTCCTTGTGGTCCAGTAGCTCCTTGTGGTCCAGTAAATCCACCTCCAGTTGGGCCTGGAACTCCTTGAGCACCTTGAAAACCAGTAGGACCGGTTACTCCAGTTGCTCCTCTAGCACCAGTAGCACCTTGAGCTCCAGTTGGACCAGTAACACCTTGAGGCCCTGTAACACCTTGAGAACCTATAAGACCTTGAAATCCTGTAGGACCTGTAGATCCTCGAGAACCTGTTGCTCCTTGAGATCCGGTAGAACCTTGTGAACCTGTTGAACCTTGAGAACCTGTATGACCAGTAGCACCTTGTGATCCTGTAGGACCAGTAGCACCTTGTGATCCTGTAGGACCAGTAGCACCTTGTGATCCTGTAGGACCAGTAGCACCTTGTGATCCTGTAGGACCAGTAGCACCTTGTGATCCTGTAGGACCAGTAGCACCTTGTGATCCTGTAGGACCAGTAGCACCTTGTGA